AAATAAGCCACGCAATAACATGATCGACTGAATAATGTTCTCTAGAAGCCACGGAAAACAAAGACGTTACTATCGGCCATACCGGCCATAAAGGTAAACCTACGTAATACGATGATATTATATTAACTGTAGCGTGGCCAGAAAACATATAATCGTTACAAAAACCAAATGGTGGTTTTAATTTACATTCCTTAGACGAAGGTAACGTCGTTACGTAATTTGATAATGCCCTAAACGTATACATCAAAATGAACATTGTTAAAAAACTTTCACGTTTTGACGTTTTCCACGATCCCCATGAAAAAAGAACAAAGAGTATAGGAATGATTAACGCATAATCACCCAAATGATCGTATTTTTGTAAATTTGGTAAGAGGTTAAATCCTAAATCATATACTGGTTCACCTTCTTTCACATTCCTTTTATACGAAGCGGTATATCCGATTAAACCATTCAATAATAAAGCTAATAAAAATAATATATAAATGAACATTGTTCTACTATATCCTGAGAATATATTTAAAAGTATAAGTTCAATACTAATTAATAATGAGTTTGAAAATCATAATGGGGAACATGTTTTCGGGTAAAACGTCTGAACTCGTTCGACGTTTAAAAAGGTATGAGGTTATAGGAAAAAGTATACTCGTCATAAACTCGAGTAAAGATACGCGGTGTTTAGAACATGTTCTACGAACACATGATAACATGAAATTTGATTGTGTAAAAACAAATAATCTTAAAACACTCGATTACAAAAAAGTAGACGTTATAGCCATAGACGAAGCACAATTTTTTACAGGTCTAAGACAATTTGTAGAAGAAGCACTTAAACGAAGTAAAACAGTTATATTAACAGGTCTCGATGGTGATTATAAACAGGAAAAAATAGGTGAAATTTTAGATTGTATACCACTCGCTGATAAAGTTTTCAAATTAACTGCTATGTGTATGGAATGTATGGATGGAACACATGGTCCTTTTACGAAACGTATAGTTAATAGCGATAAAGTTGAACTCGTAGGTGGTAAAGAAATGTACATGGCCGTTTGTCGAAACCACCTTTAAAATCTATTTATATCTAATATTAAAACCACGCGTTTTCCCTTATCAGTCTTATTCACGCTATGATATCGTGAATGATCAAATAAAATATATTCACTAGGCTCGTGTTTGTGAATGTCAATATCTGTAGTGATATTACTTGTTCCTTCTATTGTTAAATGGTACCGTAACTGTAAATTACTCTCGGCGCGATGTGCCGGTATTGACATTGACCCTTCCATAACCGCGATTATAGCATGTTCGATACATGGTACAGTTTTTAAGAATGTGTTTAATTCAGGAAAATCCTGTATTTTGTAGTAATAATAATTTTCATTATATTCAAACCATGGATCAAGGTCGTGAAAATAGTATTTTTGTATATACTTGTGTATTGTATCATATTCGTTTTTTATATCAATAAAATGATTTTGTACTGTACATAAACTCCTAAACTCGTAAACAGAATAATGTGGTTTATAAAAAAATAGATCGACGAGTGAATTACGTATACCAACAAGGGGACGTAAAGGAGTTTGAAAATACAGTCTATCTATAGGGGTTTTGATATAATCGTTTAATATCAATAGTATTGATATCATAAAAATCCACATTTTTTTATGTGTGTATAATAAATGCCAGGATATCCTAAACTCGAAAAATACGCACCAGAACAGACAGAAAATGTTAATACGTTAGAAAAACGTTTTGTTGGTTTAACCGATACACAAATATTTCTGTTCAGTATGCCAAGTGTGATAACTTTAACATTAGCATTGCTCGTATTGCTCGATAAACGTGCTAGACAAAACCCACTTGTGTACGTATCCCTATTCTTATCGGGTGTACACTTATACCACCACTACACACTCACACGATTACAAAATAAGATAAAGCAATAAATAGTATAGTATACAATTAAAAATGTTTATGATTGAAGAACCTTACGGATTATCCGAATTTCAATGTTGGTTAATATCACTCGTCCTCGGAATTGTTTTAATAAAAAGAAAACGTCGCGGTGAAAATTATCTTTGTCAATTATAAATGAACGTGATACAGTCAAAAGCACCTTTCATGAGTGCTGTATTTGCAAACCTTATTTTCCAGGGTCTCGTCACGTACCAATCCGCAAAAACCGTCATAGATAGTCCATCTTATAGTGATTACATGGCAAGAAATACACTGTTTAATTTACTCCTTTTATTAGGTTTATTTTTAGTACTTGTATTTGCTAAATTAAGTTTACCGTTTAAGTTTGGTCTATTCACCATGATATCAATTCTCATGGGTGCTTACCTTTCACCACAAGCTAACATAAAAGAGGCACTTTTAGAAGTTGTTACTATATTCATAGGTATGTTTATACTAGGTCTTCTTAGTGTACAGTTTGGATTCGATCTAAGACCACTCGGTATACTTTTATTCTTTGGTCTCTTAGCGCTCATACTCGCGCGTCTCTTTAGCCCCGGTGAAAAGAAATACGCAAAGATAGGGTCGTTACTATTTGCCTTATTCGTCGTTTTTGATACGAATAATATATTAAAAAAGAATTATGGAGGTGATTTCATAGATGCATCGCTCGATTATTTCTTAGACATACTCAATTTACTCCAATATAGAATGGACAATTAACATGTTTTTCTGCTAGAATTTTCCTTTAGTATAAAAATTAATAAATAATTTTATAAATGTATAATAAATGACCCGAGTTCGTTTAAAAAAGAGTCCAAGGTTTGATAAAAAGTTCAGAGTAACTTTTGAGAACGGTAAGATTGTTGATTTTGGCGCGAGAGGGTATTCAGATTATACGATACACAAAAATCCTATACGAATGCGTTCTTATGTAACGAGACATGGTGGGTATGTTCCACATATGGTACAAAAACAAAATGATCCTAAACTCGTTCATGTAAATATGCTCGATGTTACTAAAAGTGATAAAGAAAACTGGAGTAAAACAGGTTTTTATACCGCTGGGTTTTGGTCGAGATGGCTTCTTTGGAGCCAACCTGATATGGTAAGTGCCAAAAAAAAAATATCTAAGAAATTTGGTTTAGTTTTTCTTTAATACCACGTTTTTTAAGATTTGCTTTTAAAGCGGTCATTAAATTCGCACCGGGGTCTCGTTTTATAACTCGGGTTGGAAATGGAGGTGGTGGTGGTGGAACTGGTAAACGTCGAACTGGTGTTACAGATTTATTCTTTGGTTTTGGTACTCCACCCATATTTTTAAATATGGATCTACACGTACGTAAAAGTTTTTTTGTCTGTCGAACCTGTATTTCCAAAGCTGGTGCCTGTCGTCTTTGAATTTTCATATCGAGCTCCTTTTCAGTTAAGGGTACGCGTTTACCCTTAATCTTTTTTGTTACACGAATACCAAGTCGCTTCGCTTCGGCTTTTAACGAATCGATCTTCATTTATATTAACCAATAAAATTATATTGACGTACTATAAAAGATGGATCGTTTACAGAAAATTTTATTTTTATGTTTTTTATGTATAATAGTATCTATGATAAAACACTATAAATGCAAATGTCTCGTATTACAAAATATAACAATTGGGGGTAAACCTATAGAAAAATGCTCAAAAGGGTGTAAAACTAAGGGAATGGTTATGGATGGAATTTCATGTATGATTTCTTTATCGTGTTGTTTTATAATTTTATTTTCTAAATATTAGTATTTAAAAAAAATTATCCGTTCTATACATTTTAGCCTGGAATGTACCCGTTTGTCCTAATACCGAAACGGATTCATTACCATAGAATTCCTGACACCCGATATCTTCCATACAATCGCGCGCATTATGTGTTATAGGAAGTGGGTATTTCTGATCACCCGGTGTGACTGTATAATAATGGTACCTGTCGCGTCTCCCACGAACCTCTTTACCGTATAAAGGTAAAGTTTCTTCGTCCGTTCCTGTAAGTATTCCCATTTGTTGAACGTGTCCAGGTTTGTATTGTTTGATAGGTGGATCTCTATATTCCGTCTCAACTGGAACACGTATTGGTACTTGGATGGGTACTTGAACTTTTACCGGAACTTGTTCTCGTTTCTTAATAATTATTGGATTGTAAAATTGGTACACAATAGTTGCCGTGAGTAAAATTACAGTAGCGAATAAGATTTTTGTTTTATTCTTATTGGTAATCTTCATTTATATCTACGTATATTTTTTATTCGATTTAAACAATGGAGAAAAGTCGATTCGTTTTAATCTAAACTGTACAAGTAACCATAAAAAGAATAAAAGACTTTTTAATAAATTATTGGCAGATGTATCATCCATTTTGTATATAGGCCCAACAACGCGTCCAAAAAAAGTTTCTTCTTTTTTATTTCCTGTAACAGCCATTTCCATTTGCGTTAATGCACATGTATCATCGTTCACCGACCAATGGTAAAAAATAAAAGGTACCAAAAGTGAATAAAATTCTAAGTTTTGTTTATTTTTCATAAATGGAACTACTAACATTGTTATGAACAAAAGTAAATGAATAAAAAATATAATGTTCATATCTATTAGTATGAACGAAGAAAAGAAACTGCCTAAAATATGGCATCCACAACAGGAGAAAATATTAAAGGCCTGGGGTGAAGCCGCGGCGTGTTATAGGTACATGCACTACCAGGCATACTGTTCATACAAAAATTTGAGTATGAAATTTACAATACCACTCATAATTGTAAGTACAGTTACAGGTACTGCTAACTTTGCACAGGAAACTTTTCCGCCTACAGTACAACCGTTTGTACCATCGGCCATTGGTGGACTTAATCTTATTACGGCAATCGCAACGACGATCATGCAATTTCTTAAAATTAACGAACTCATGGAAGGTCACCGCGTTGCTTCTGTCCAATACGGTAAAATTTCACGAACAATACGTCTCGAACTTACACTCCCACTTACCGAACGAACACTAAGTGGTACAAATATGATTGAAAATATGCGAACAGAATACGATCGTTTAATAGAACAATCGCCAAATGTACCTAAAAAAATGATAGATGCGTTTGAACGCGAGTTTCCAGATGATAACGCATTCTTCAAACCAGAGATTATGCATATACAACCTATCATACCATTCAAGGCTATAGCTGAAAATACAATTATTACGAAATTGAAAGATGCCGTAGGAGGTGTGGCAAAACGAGAACTTAAAAAAGAACTCGAAGATATACGCGGTAATATTCAAACGGCTAAGAAAACAATAAAATCTGATATAGAAGGTAAACAACAACGTATAAATGAAATTTCTGAACTAAAAGATAAAGGTATCGTTAGTTTGAAAGGTGATCTCATGAAAGAAATACGGCGAAGAACTGAACTTATGGAAGTTGTGACTGAAATACCCAAAGACGAAACTGATATTACAGAATCTTCGATAGACGATTTGAGAGATAAACAATCATAATAAACATGGTTAAGTTAAAGAAACCAATACAAAATATATAAGGAATAATTTTCTTTTTAAAGGGGTTTATTATACGATCTTGAAGAACGTTATTATCTAAAATAATATCTAAAGCCTGATTAGCGAGATCATCTCCTTCATCCGACGACATGAATTCCTTTGTTATAATAAAAAAAGAAAAAAAGAAAAATGTATTAACGCTCCATGAACATGAAATTAAAAAACTTAAACAATATTTAAACGAAGGTAAAAACGTTTTTTTATGTGGAAAATCCGGGTTTGGTAAAACTTTTATATTAAATGAAGTTTTAGATGAATCAAATAGTATAGAAATATGGGATGAGACTCTGAGAAAAAAAGATATATTTATGGATACGATAAAAAAATCAAATATGTATAGTTATATAGAAGATTACGAAAGTGATATACACGTTTATAAATCGATTATCGAGACCATATGTAACGGTGATAAACTAACAAATAAACCTATAGTTGTAACATCAAAAAATGTTTATTTTATCGACAATTTCGTTACAATTATTATACCTAAAAAAAGTGAAGAAGAAATAATGTCCCTTAAACCATCACACCCTAATTGTAAACAAGCCGCTACAATGTGTCAAGGAAATATAAATAATTTTTTTTATTATTTAGATTTTCCGTGTGAAAAAGATATTTTTAAAACACCGAAAGACATTATCAATGATGTTTTATCTAGTGATGAAACTATAAATATAACAGATTCTTTACATGAACATGGTCACATTTGGTCGGCTATTCAAGAAAATTATATAGATGCGATAGACGATAACGCCGACAAAATAACACAAGCATTATCAGATGCAGATTTTTACGACGTAAATATGTATAAAGGTAATTGGGAAACCATGCCTTTTTTTGCATTAAACGCGATAAAAATACCTAAAATATATTTTACTAAAAAGTTATATCCGGAAAATATACGCCCGGGGAAGTTTTGGACAAAGTTCGGTAATCAAAAAATGAGACAACAGAAAATTAGAAATATACAAGTACAGTCTTCTTCTAATTTTAAACACCAAGAGTTTATGTTATTTAGAATGTATGCACAGATGGGAGACGTTTCTAAATTTAAAGAATATAATTTAACACCCCAAGATTTCGATGTAATGAATCATTTAGCGATACAAAATAAGCTTAAACAACGCGAAGTTACAAAAATAAAAAAGTTGATTAAAGAAGAAATATCAAAATGAAAGTAAAAGAATGTCTACAACCACTAACATGGATGATGATGATGAATTTAAAATCACACGTGTTATCGGTAATGAAATATTATACTACGGTGAAATCACGAACGAGGATATTCTCGAATTTGTAGAAGAGTTTAAAAAACTCGAAATCAAACTTCTTAAACAAAAGGCGGAACTTATGGGGTACGAACCCGTTATTCGGATACATATATGTAGCGGAGGTGGTGATTTGTTCGCGGGTCTGAGTGCAATGAACATCCTCGAAAAATCTCGCGTTAAGGTTATCACGATCGCACAAGGTGAGTGCTGCTCGGCAGCAACGTTCCTTCTTTTAGGTGGACATGAACGTCTTATTGGTAAGAACGCACACGTTCTTATACACCAAATATCCACGACCGGGTTTTGGGGGAAATACGAGGAAGTTAAGGATGAAATGAAAATGTGTGATAAACTCATGGATATGGTTAAGAAAACGTACCTTGAAAAGACGTCTATTCCAGATAAACAACTTAAGAAACTCATGAAACGCGACATATACTTAGACCCTAACGAATGTATCAAATACGACGTCGTTCGCGATCTTTATTAATATCGACGTGGCGTTTATACAAACCAATAACGGTCGCAATTATTAAAAATAAACACAGTGTATTTGCGTTTAGAGGTATAACTGTGTTTTCTGGAGGTTTGAGTCGTTCCATTCGGCTATAGTCGACGACGGGTATTTTATCCGCCATACTCTACTATACCTGAATAAAAATTTCAATCACAAAAAACACAGTTAGAGATTTTTTTATAGTATTATTTAAATGAAAAGAGTTGCTATTGATATCGATGAAGTCCTCGTCTCGTTCGTAAGACCTATGGCAAAGTTCCGTGGATACAAAATGCCGACCGCCCAAAAGTACCCGTACGTATATAAAGATATGTTCCATATTACCGAAACCCAATCGCGTGACATGGTCCATGATTTTTACGAATCCGAGGCGTTCGCGAAACTTAAACCGATCCCGGGTGTGTGTAAACAAATGGGGTATTTACGCAAACACGCCGATAAAATGTATATCGTCACGGGTCGCCAAAGTTACGCGCGTGATCAAACCGAGAAATGGCTCGAATACTGGTTCCCTAATACCTTCGATGATCTTATCATGACCAATAGTTATACGGATCACGAAATTGAGAAACATGAAATCTGTCGAAGTCTTGCCTTAGACTCAATCATTGATGATAGTTTTGACGTGTGTACCAAATGTAACCGTATCGGTATCGATTCGTATAACATTATTGGGTACGGTAAAATACGGTACCCGTGGGCTATACAATCAAGTATGCAAAGAGTTTGGGGTTAAAAAGAACAGTTTAATATTAAGTAAAATGTCTTTTGGTATCGTCGGCATTTCCCCACCGACCCTAAAAATTGCAAATGGGGTTCAAAAAATTAATAAAGTTCACACGTGTCACCAAAGTATTTCACAAGAATTGAACATGTTTAACGCCGAAAACCATTCGTGTGTTGCCGACCTCATGTTAAACATGGACCGTCCTCGAACTATTGTTACGGCGTGTAAAAACGTAAAAGATGTTCGACCAACACTCTCTAAAATTCTCGAATGGTCTGACCCTGAAGATACGATCGTTAATTGTACGCACGAACACTATAAACATAACATGTATTATGAGAACCAGTGTTCGAACAAAAACGTACACTATTTGAGTGCATCCCTATCAAACGACGCGTTTCTCGTCGGGGGTCAAAAACGTATTTTTAGATCCCATGAACCCCTATTCTACGCGTTCGCTAAAAATGTTCAACATACGGGGGATATGCCGGGATCGGGACATTTCGCGAAAATGGTTATTGATGGTCTCGAGTGTGCTATGTTCCAAGTCGTCGGTGATACGTTTGCGTACTGTAACGGAAACGTTCCGGTCATGCTTTCACTCATGGATAAGGCAAAGAACATGGACGTTTCGGGACCCGTTATTGATCGGTGTAAAAGCCAACTTTACGTAACCCGAAACTATAGTCAAGTCGCCCAAGTTAAAAATTCGACCGCGTGGTTCATGGAGTATACATTCAAAGCGCGGTTACCCACCCCCGTCATACACTCGGCTATTACATCACGCATGACGAGTCAATACGCAAAATTGTCTGAAACACACCAATCGTATAATACGTTTTACGATACGAACGTTATTCTCCAAACGATCCGGTTCTGTTTTGCGATGGCACTTTACGAAGCTAACCAAATTTCGTATGGGAAAATTGAACACTGGTCGAAAAATTCAAACGTGGCGTGTCGCATGTTTGAAACCCACGATCCCTTATACGTGATGGATGCGACCGTCGAGTTTGCGAGGACGTTTGTCGTGCATTGTGTGAACTCTGGGGTACCTATTCCCACAGTTCAAACCGCGTTGAGCCAATATGATTTTATGAAACAAGAACGAACGTCGATGAATTTTATCGCGTCGTTACGAGACGTTTAGTCTTTTTTAGGCGTCGCCCCATAATTGTATATCACCTAATAACAATTTATTACCACCGTTATTCGCGGTTATAGAAACTTGATAATATTTATAACTCGCTGGAGAGTCTATACTGTATACGTCCCCATATATCGATATGGGTTTATTAGTAACAGTATCCAAGTCTGTCCAGACAGAATCATTATTCGACCCCCTAATTACCCACGATTTAGGACGTTTCGTCGCATCGCCACTACTATTACCCGGTAATGTTGGATCTACACTCGTACCGGGAGTTGCACTCGTACCTGCCCCGTTCGGGTTAACGTGATCGAGTGGGAACATTCTATATTTACGTATCGTCTTTGGGCTCGGTAATAGTATCGTAAACGTTATAGGATACGTCGGGTCAGCTGCCGTTTGCCATTGGTTCGTTTCCCCGACGTTATTACGCCATGCGTTATAATGATTATTAGCAGCCGCCGTATTACATTTAACCTGGTACTGACCGTTACCTTTAGTCGCACCCGATATCGT